AGGGATTACGTGCATTGCTGTATGCCCAATCTGGACATACGAGATATAATGAGGCACGAAGGACAAAAGGACTCAATTGAGATGTATTTGTCCAGATTGTCTCGTTCCAACAAGGTAATTCCTGAGTTTCAAAGGGAGGCTTTTAATAGGTACGCAGAAGCTCCGAACGAAGTCTGCTGCTCTAAAACTTTTCAGGATTGTCGAATACATCCGCCAGAGAATAGTGGTAGAAGATACGCTGTTGCTCTTCACAGTTTGTATGATATTCCTGTGCATGAGTTTGGAGCTGCGTTAATATCTAAGAACATACATGTATGTTATGCAGCTTTCCATTTTGCAGAAGCATTATTACTAGACCAGACGGAGGTTACGCTTAATGAAATAGGCGCAACTTTCAAAAGAGAAGGTGATGATGTTTCTTTTTTCTTTGCTGATGAAAGTACTTTAAATTATAGTCATAAATACAAAAATATCTTGCATTATGTAGTTAAATCTTACTTTCCTGCTTCTAGTAGAATAGTTTACTTTAAGGAATTTTTAGTCACTAGGGTTAATACTTGGTTTTGTAAATTTACTAAAGTAGATACCTATATTCTGTACAAGAGTGTTAGACAAGTAGGGTGTGATAGTGATCAGTTCTATGAGGCGATGGAAGACGCCTTTGCTTACAAGAAAACCTTGGCCATGTTCAACACTGAAAGAGCAATCTTTAGAGACACGGCTTCGGTTAACTTTTGGTTCCCCAAGATGAAGGACATGGTGATAGTACCGCTGTTTGAGGGTTCTATTACCAGCAAAAGGATGACAAGGAGTGAGGTCATTGTTAATCGTGACTTCGTTTACACAGTGCTTAATCATATCAGAACATATCAAGCCAAAGCGTTAACTTACCAGAACGTATTATCTTTCGTGGAGTCTATAAGATCCCGCGTGATAATCAATGGTGTTACCGCTAGGTCTGAATGGGATGTAGATAAAGCAATTCTTCAACCCTTGTCAATGACTTTCTTCTTGCAGACTAAGCTGGCTGCGCTTCAAGATGATATAGTAATGGGAAAGTTTCGGTGCTTGGATAAGACCACTTCTGAACTTATTTGGGATGAGGTGGGCAAATTTTTTGGAAACGTTTTCCCCACTATCAAGGAGAGATTGGTGAGCAGGAAAATTCTGGATGTAAGTGAGAATGCTCTGAAGATCAAGATCCCAGATCTGTATGTCACATGGAAAGACAGGTTCGTAGCTGAATACACCAAGTCTGAGGAGTTACCGCATCTAGATATCAAGAAGGACTTAGAAGAAGCTGAGCAAATGTACGACGCGTTATCAGAATTATCTATCCTTAAGGGTGCTGATAATTTCGATATCGCGAAGTTCAAAGACATGTGCAAGGCTTTAGATGTTAGTCCTGATGTGGCAGCGCGAGTAATCGTTGCAGTGGCCGAGAATAGAAGCGGTTTGACTCTTACTTTTGATAAGCCAACCGAGGAGAATGTGGCTAAGGCTCTTAAAAGCACGGCGTCTGAGGCCGTGGTATGTCTTGAACCGACATCCGAAGAGGTGAACGTAAATAAATTTTCTATTGCTGAGAAAGGGAGATTGCCTGTGTGTGCAGAAAGTCATGGTTTGACGAATGCTAACTTAGAGCACCAGGAGTTGGAGTCCCTCAACGATTTCCATAAAGCTTGCGTGGATAGTGTGATTACAAAGCAAATGGCATCGGTTGTCTACACTGGCTCACTCAAAGTTCAACAAATGAAGAACTATGTGGACAGTTTGGCAGCTTCGTTGTCCGCCACTGTATCAAATCTATGCAAGTCATTAAAGGATGTTGTTGGGTATGATTCTGATTCCAGGGAGAAAGTTGGTGTTTGGGATGTCACTTTGAAAAAGTGGCTCCTCAAACCTGCGGCCAAAGGTCATTCATGGGGAGTTGTCCTGGATTACAAGGGAAAAATGTTTACTGCACTTCTATCTTATGAAGGAGATAGAATGGTGACTGAAAGCGACTGGAGGAGGGTGGCTGTATCATCTGATACAATGGTATATTCTGATATTGCAAAGCTCCAAAATCTGAGGAAAACAATGAGAGACGGTGAACCCCACGAACCTACTGCAAAGATGGTACTCGTGGATGGGGTGCCTGGTTGTGGAAAGACAAAGGAGATTTTGGAAAGAGTTGATCTTGATGAGGATTTGATCTTGGTTCCTGGAAAACAAGCTGCTGCTATGATCAGAAGAAGGGCTAATTCATCTGGACTGATAAGAGCCACAATGGACAATGTGAGAACGGTAGATTCATTTCTAATGCATCCAAAACCGCGATCACACAAGAGGCTTTTTATTGATGAAGGGTTGATGCTGCACACCGGTTGTGTTAACTTCCTGGTGCTTATCTCTGGTTGCGACATCGCATACATTTACGGAGATACACAGCAGATTCCTTTCATTAACAGAGTTCAGAATTTCCCGTATCCCAAACATTTTGAGAAGCTGCAAGTGGATGAAGTTGAGATGAGGAGGACCACACTGAGATGCCCAGGTGATGTGAATTTTTTCCTACAATCGAAGTACGAAGGAGCGGTGTCAACCACTTCAACTGTGCAACGATCGGTCTCATCTGAGATAATAGGCGGTAAGGGAGTACTAAACAGTGTTTCCAAACCACTAAAAGGGAAAATTGTAACTTTCACTCAGGCTGATAAATTTGAGTTAGAGGAGAAGGGCTATAAGAACGTGAACACCGTTCATGAGATCCAGGGAGAAACCTTTGAAGATGTGTCGCTGGTCAGATTGACGGCAACTCCACTGACTCTGATTTCCAAGTCTTCCCCGCATGTTCTAGTCGCTCTGACTAGACACACAAAGAGCTTCAAATATTACACCGTAGTGTTAGATCCTTTAGTACAGATAATTAGTGATTTGTCTTCTTTAAGCTCCTTCCTTTTAGAAATGTATATGGTAGAAGCAGGTAGTAAATAGCAATTACAGATGGATGCAGTGTTCAAAGGTCATAATCTCTTTGTGGCAACACCTAAATCAGGAGACTTTCCAGATCTGCAGT